TTTGCACATGATTACATGTGGTCAAGAGATGAGGTACAGCAAGCATATCACCCAGAAATGTACGATGATAATGGGATACTGCTAACACAAGAACTACTATCAGTAAAATTTATTAATGAGGATGAACTAGATGAAACTTTTGATGAATGAGGTACTACAAAAAGTATCCAACGCAAAGACTAAGAAAGAAAAGATTGTATTGCTTCAAAAATTTAATACAAATGCATTAAGATCTCTTCTTATTATTAACTTTGATGAGTCTGTTATTTCTATGCTACCTGATGGTGCTGTTCCATACACACCTAATGAAGCACCAGAGGGCACAGAACACACAGTATTAGAGAAAGAATATAGATTGCTATATCATTTCTTTAAGGGTGGTTCTAAGGTCTCTCAGGGTAAGAGAGAACAAATGTTTGTTCAATTATTAGAAGGACTAACTGCACCTGAAGCAGAGACTTTAATTCTTGCTAAAGATAAAAAGATTGGTAAACGATATAAGATTACCAAGGCAACTGTAACAGAAGCATTTCCATCTATAGTGTGGGGCAATAGAAGTTGAAAATACTACATGAAAATTGTGATCCTAAGTTAGCAGACGATAGGCAACTACCTTACACTGCTTTCTTAGTTGAGTATGAACTAGAAGGCAAGGCAGCATATGATATTGCTGTCTCTACTAAAGCAGTAGAGATCTTTGATCACTACTATGATAAGTACAAGAAAGGTTTCAAAAAATTTGAACAGTCTGGTGGTACTGTAGATCCTAGGAGATGGTCTGATGCACAGAAACAAGCAGCAACACCACCAAGAAAGAAAAGAAGAAGAAAAGCAGCAGAAGATGATGCATAGGCGAGACATATTCGCTACCCCTATCTGGGTGTTTGAAGTTGATATGGATAAGATTGTTGTTCCTTATCAACCTAAAGATTATAAACCTACATTTGAGAGTGGTTTGCAAACTACTTACACTAGGCAGTACGTTCCACAGGAAACGTATGCTTATCTTCGTAGTGTTATAGCACCAGCATTTAATAGTATGGAAGATCCTTGGAAGACTATGAAGTTTGTTGATGTCTGGAGGAATAGGTATGAACCACATGACTATCAAGCAACACACTTACATCCAAAAGTTCAATGGAGTTTCATAATCTATGAGGATGTTGAGTCTAAGACTATCTTCATGCATCCAGCACATAAACTGATTCAGAATCAAGCTCATGCTATCTTTACCAAAGATCATGAGTATATTTTTGAACCTAAGATACCACCAAGTCATATGATACTGTTCCCATCATGGATAGAACATCAAGTCAGACCTGGTAACAAAGGTCATACTATTGCAGGTAACATTGAGTTAAAAGAATAAAGAAATTATTAAATTGTACGGTTTGTTACAAAACTACTTGACTATATACTATAACTGTGTTAATATTAACACATCGTTCAACCTCAATAGAGGTCGCAACTAAGCCGACTCGGAACGGATCGTTCATCTCATGCATGGATTTCTCCTCAGTATGATAGCACTAAGCAGTCCTTTGACTTGTGAAGATGCTATCCATTTGTTAGATACTATCAGACCATCAGTTAATCATTACGATGAAATTGTTGAGACGATTAAAGTGAACACTGAAGAGGGATGTGAGTTTGAGACGCACAAGTTGACTGAAGGAACGGACTAAACACCCTACTACTTTGGAGAAACCCAATGGCACAAGTCACTTATCGTGGAGTCAAGTATGACTCTGAGGAGTACCGTAAGATGGTACAAGCACAAGCTCAAGAAAGAAATCATGATCTAATGTATCGTGGTATCAAAGTGGAACGCAAGTTCGCTTCTAAGAGCTGACCAAAAATCACTTTTGGTTTACAGGAATCTGGGAAAAATTTTCCCAGATTTTTTTTGTGTTTAAAGTCGAGTATAAATATTTGTGTAGAAAAGCATAGTGTATGGTGGAAGAGAGTCAGAGAAAGGATAAGAGGAAGACAGCAAAGAAGATTATTAAGCTTGCCAAACAACATCCAACGTGGTATACTAAAGAGGAAGTAAAGTACGCCAAATTAGTTCGTAAGAGTTTAAAAAAGAATGCAACAGGTGAAACTAACATCGGTGACTCCCAAAGCAGAGGAGACGATGGGGTACGTGGCGAGAGTCAGCAACCCGAACAACCAAGACAACCCAAACGTAGCTGGTTTGCTGAGATATTGCATAAAGCATCAACATTGGTCGGTCTTTGAACAAGCACACATGACTGTGGAGATTGAGACTACTCGTGGTCTTGCTGCACAGATATTAAGACATAGGAGTTTCACATTCCAAGAGTTCTCACAGAGATATGCTAGTACAAATCTTTTGGACACTATGATAGGTGTCCCTGATCTCAGGAGCCAAGATTTAAAAAACAGACAGAATAGTAATGACGATATACCACCAGAGAAAAGGGATGCTCTCCAAGCAAAGATTGCTGTCCATTTTTCTGAAGCAATGGATTTATACAATGAGTTGTTACAAGAGGGAGTTGCAAAGGAGTGTGCGAGATTTGTTCTCCCACTAGCAACACCAACACGTTTGTATATGACTGGTAGTGTACGCTCATGGGTACACTACATAGACTTACGTTCTGCACATGGAACCCAGAAGGAACACATGGACATAGCAGAGATGGTTAGGTCAGTCTTCAAAGAACAGTTCCCAATAGTATCGGAGGCATTAGGATGGGTGTAAGTGATTTTGCAATGCAGTTGAAGCAAGGGACTAAGAAGTCTCATACCATGGCTGAGAACACTGGTTTCGTTAGGCAGTTCCTTAAGGGAGTTGTAAATGAGATGAACTATCGTCAGTTAGTTGCTAACTTCTACTTCATTTATCAGGCATTAGAGTCGGAGATGAATCACCTTAAGGATGATCCTTACGTTGGACCTCTACGATTGAATGGTCTGGATAGAAAGGATGCATTGATTAAAGATCTTGATTGGTTCTATGGTACTGAGTGGAAGGATACTATACGTCCTACAGAACAGGCACAGAGATATGTTGCTCGTATCCACGAGGTAGCACATGAATCACCTAGACTATTAGTAGGACATCATTATACTAGGTATATGGGTGACCTATCAGGTGGTCAGATCCTTAAAGGTATTGCTAAGAATGCTATGGGTCTATCTGATAGAGGTCTAGACTTCTATGAGTTCCCTGAGATTACAGACAAGAAAGGGTTCAAAGAATCCTATCGTAGTGTACTCAACACCATGCTACCTTGCGATCAGGCAGACGTTGATGCTATAATAGTAGAAGCAAACTATGCTTTCAGGTTGAACATGTATATGTTTGATGAGATAGATGGTGATGCTGGTAAGTCAATGTGGCAACTAGCAAAGCAAGGACTCCTTAATATATTAGGAGAACTTATTATCTCTAAGAGGTATCGATAATGGGATTAACCAACCTATTTCCAACACCAATTTACACCATCAAAGCAAAGGGTGAAAAATATGAGGACATTCAACATGAATTAAAAACAGTATATAATAAGGTAAATTTTGAGCACCTACCATATGCACCTGATGCACACAACGTCAGCACAGATATGGATGGTAATTTTTTTAGAGGTTGTATGCTAACTGCATATAAATGTGAGAAATTTCTTAACTTCTTAGATTATGCTGTTAAAAATTACGTACATCAAATAGAAAATAAACTAGCACAGAATGCACCTAGTCAGAATATTGAATGGAAACATGAGTTAGAGTATACTATTACTGAGTCTTGGTTTACTAAGACATTACATAATCAGTACGCACCCTATCACAATCATGGAGACAGTGATATCTCTGGGGTTTATTACATCAATACCAATGGTGAGGATGGAGATCTAAAGATAAGAAGTCCACATGAAATGTTTGTCGGTAACTTCATGTATAGTTTAATCACTCGTGGTAGTGAAGCAGGTGTTAAGTTAGAGAACGGTGTCTTAGGACTCTGGCCTTCTATCTTACACCATGCTACAAATCCTAACAACACCGACCATGAGAGAATAAGTCTGAGTTTTAATATTACATTTGCTAGACAAGGAACTCAACTTCAATCCAGTCATTACCACAAATACTTTGATGATGATAAAGCAAACAATAACCCACGTGTAAAATAACATGCCAACATATCCACTAAAACATAAAGAGACAGGAGAGACTAAAGAACTCATCATGTCTATGAAAGAGTACGAACAATGGAGAAAGGACAATCCCGACTGGGATAAGGACTGGTCTGCTGGTTGTGCTGGTGTCGGTGAGGTGGGTGATTGGAGAAATAAAATGAGTAAAACACATCCAGGATGGGCAGATATTATGAAGAATAAGGTGCAGAAACAACCAGGTTCACGAGTGAGGGGTTGGTAATGTCTACTACAAAGAAGAATGGTACTCCTACAAGGAGGACAGCGAAGAGAAAGAAACCTATTAATCAAAACTTTCTCCTTGATATCACACCACTGACTGAAAATCAGGTATCAATGTTTGATGAGTGGGATAAAGGTCAGAACCTATTCACCTATGGATGTGCTGGTACAGGTAAGACATTCATTGCATTGTATCTTGCACTACGAGACATACTATCAGATAGCAATCCATTTCAGAAATTATATATTGTTAGGTCTCTAGTATCTACAAGAGAGATTGGTTTCCTACCTGGTGACCATGATGATAAGGCATTACTATATCAGATACCATACAAGAACATGGTAAGACATATGTTTAAGATGCCTGATGATGCAGCGTTTGATATGTTGTATGAAAACCTCAAGCATCAAGAGACTATATCTTTCTGGTCTACCTCATTCATACGTGGTACTACACTAGACAATGCTATTGTGTTAGTTGATGAGTCACAGAACTTGAATTTTCATGAGTTAGATAGTATAATAACAAGAGTAGGACAAGACTCAAGGATTATATTTGCTGGCGATGTCTTCCAGACTGATCTAATCAGACAGAATGAGAAGAATGGTATCTTAGATTTCCAACGTATCCTTGAGGAGATGAAAGAGTTCTCTTCTGTTGAGTTTGGTGTCGAAGACATCATTAGGTCAGGTCTTGTTAAGTCTTACCTTATCAGTAAAATAAATTCGGGACTGACATAGTGTTTACTCATCGTACTGATATAACTCCCATCGAAATGGAAGCTAAGATGCTTGATGGTCAGAGGTTGTACTTCACACCTGAAGGCAACAAGTATCCATCAGTCACTACAGTTATTTCTAACAACGCTAAGAAAGCTAAAGCAATTGCTAAGTGGAGACAGTTTGTTGGAGAAGAGAAAGCAAACAATATAACAAAGAGGTCTACTACACGTGGTACTAACTTTCATTCTATTGTTGAAGATTATATTAATAATGAGTTAGACTTAGACAAGTACAAGGATAGTCCTCTTCCTGTACTAATGTTTCAGCATTCTAAGGATATTATTGATAACATAAATAATATATTACTACAAGAAGCAGCTTTATACTCTGATCATTTAGAATTAGCAGGTAGAGTTGATTGCATAGCAGAGTACAATGGATTGCTATCCATTATAGATTTTAAAACCTCTGCTAAGGAGAAGAAGGAAGCATATCTTTATGATTACTTCGTTCAGGAAACTGCATATGCATGTATGCTTCTGGAAAGATATAAGTTAAGGGTAAAACAACTAGTTACTATTGTCTCCTGTGAAGATGGTGAGACACAAGTAGTTATTCGTCCTCTTGAAAAGAAATATCTTAAATCACTTTTTAAGTACATAGACGAATACAAAACCAAACATGGAAAAAAGTAAACTATTAGAAGATAAATTTATGACTACTGCGAAGTTCTCTCAAGAAGTAGAACGAATAGTTTTGAATAATAATGATATGAATTATATTGATGCTATAATACACTACTGTGATGATAATGAGATTGAATTGGAGACAGTTCCTAAACTCATTTCCAAACCCTTAAAGGAAAAACTAAAATATGATGCACAACAGTTGAACTTTATCAAACGTACATCTAGAGCAAAATTAATGTTGGTATGACTTCCGAATTTTTTAGATCCGAATTAGTTAGAGGCGACATCCAAGAGATGATGGAGCTTCAACAGTTATGTTTCAAGTATGCTATGAGTTTTCCTGTGCTTACACAGGAGAAGAAACTAGAATACTTAGAAGCATTGCAACTCATGATCGAGAAGCAAGAGAT